GCAGGTTTGACTTTGCTGTTGGCAGCAGTGGCAAAACTTGCTTGGACTATGGTGCGCGGTACAATTTCCTGGCTTATCGACATGTTTGAGGCTTTGAAAGAGTTTTTCTTTCCAAGATCTGAGCAGGAGTCCAACATCAAGGAGACCAATCGCCCACGTGCACCTGGTATTTCTTTGGTGAGATCGCCCACTCTTCAAGCAGGTGATGATGCCATCCCCGAGATCCATAAGATCATTTTGGGGAATTGCTACCTCATGTCCTACAAGGTTGGAGATTCTTGGAAGACCATCGGTACAATACAGTTCATTGAGGCCAATATGGCTGCAATGCCAGACCATTTCCATACAGATATCGGCAGGTTGTCAGGTGATACTACCCTGTGTTTCACAAATACCTCATCAGATGCGTTCAAGTTTGAATTGCCCGTATCTACTTTCTTGGGCTTTGAACGTGTCAGCTACCTCGAGCAGAAGATTGACATTTCTTTTGTCAAGTTCGACATCGCCACACTCAAAGCACATCGCAAGATCGGACACTTTTTCTTTACTGAAGAGAGAGTACGATCATTTTTCCGAAGTGGTACGGAAGCTGTCAAGTTATGCTGCTTCCGGGATCAAGCCACTAAATCCACCCCGCGTCCGTTTCGCGTTGAGCAATTGTCCCAACATTGCAAGTTTGTCCAAACCATGCATGTGGAGGGGAAAGAGTATGTGCAATCTATTGAGATCACAGCCACTACTCAACGCGGTGATTGCGGCGCACCTCTGCTCGTCGCGTGTCCCAAGTACAATGGTCCAAGTGTATACCTCGGTATGCACCACGCAGGGAAGAGGGGTATCATGAAGGACCTTGGATTTTCTCACATCATCACTCAAGAGATGGTGACCGAGGCATTGAAGCAGCTTAAGATATACAAGGATGATATCATTGCTGATGCCAAGCGCAAGGGTATTAAGATAACCATTCCCACCACCCAAGAAGAGGAAATCCTGCACGAAGCAGGAATTGTCGGAGGAAGCATGCTGGTTTTAGGCAAGGTTGATAGACCTGCTATCACGCCACTCGTTCAAAGATCAAAGTCACTCCTATGGGAGTGGACATGCCGCTTGGGCCTTCTGGTAAGCTACCATCGAAACAAGCACCGTTTTACAAAGACGGTAAGATGGTTTACCCCATGGCAAATGCCATGAAGGCATTTCAATCTCCGCTGGAGTTTCGACAACCAGATGGGTTGAAAATTGCAGCGGAGACCGTTATGCACCCTTTCTTTGCAGCATCCAAGGATCTGCCGCGCACAATCCTCACATTTGAGGAGGCAGTTGTGCCACCTGCAGGTTGGCGACTCAAACCCATTCCTCGTGACACTTCGCCTGGATATCCTTACAACATTGACCACAAGGTTGGTAAGACTGAGTTCTTTGGAAAAGTCGGTGACTACGAGTTTACGAGTCCGGCTTGTCAGAAGCTGCGTAAGGATGCCAAGCACATTGAGGATCGAGCGAAAGAGAATGAGAGGACCTGTGTTATTGCAGGAGACTTTCTCAAGGATGAACCCCGCCCAGAAGCAAAGGTTCATGATGGTCTCACTCGTGCAATTTCCTCCGTGGCTCTTGACTACAGTGTGGTTGTGCGGCAGTACTTTGGTGCTTTTCTTAACGCCTTCCTTACTGTCAACCTTGACGGCAATTTTGCACCTGGGATGAACCCCATCACAGATTGGGGAATCATGATTGACAACCTGCGAAGCAAAGGTGAGAATTACTTTGCGGGTGATTTCAAGCGCTTTGATGCGAGTGAGCAGCCATTCATCCACATGGTCATTTTGGAAATGATCGAGGCGTGGTATGCAAAAACAGGACCCGTTTCCGAGGAGGACAAGCGTGTGCGTTCCATCTTATGGCTCGACCTCATTCACTCTCGTCATCTCACAGGTCTTTCCAACACTCAAGCCTATGTGGTCCAGTGGCACAAGTCACTGCCAAGTGGGCATCCTTTGACCACTGTGGTCAACAGCATGTACTGTGCCATTGCTTTGGCACTATGCTACGTGCGTCTCACCGGAGATGTTTCAGACATGCACAAGCATGTTGTGCTCATCCCCTTCGGTGACGACAATGTTGTGTCAGTATCTGACACCATGCGCGACGTCTTCAATCAGCGTACGGTGGCAGGAGAAATGGAAAGGACTTTGGGTCTGACCTATACGTCTGACAAGAAAGACAAAGAATTGGTGGAGTTCGAACCCATCGAGGACATCACTTTCCTGCAGCGTTTCACTCGGTTTGAACCTGGTGTGGGAGTATTGGCACCCTTGCTCGACGGTAGCATGCTGTTTCCAGCATACTGGCACAAAAACAATCGTGGTCTTAAGGAAGACATGATTGACAATGTCCAGAACACGCTGGGCGAGTTATCACTTCACTCACCTGAAAAATGGGAAGAAGTGACCGGGAAGTTATTCCCGTGGTTGATTGAGCATGACATGTTATCCGACGTCAAGCTCACCACTTACGATGCATGTCGTGAGTGGAGGCTCAACACTGTAGATAGTTGGATATGAGATATATACTGATCCACACATTAAAAGAAGGCAAGACTGGGTGTGTGTGATTGAAAGGATAAACTCAACGCGGCTATTTAGCCTACTACTCAGAGCGTATCAGAGAAAGTCTTCCACCTGCATGGTTTGAGTATACCATGCTTGTACATAGATACTCGCTAAAGAAATTTCCGATGTAAGAGAATGCGACTCTATAAACGCAATACAGAATCCGATGCATAGTGAGGATACCAACCTCCTAGCAGTAGAGGGAACAGCACCCAAGTGTGTGCATATTCCATACACAACGCCCTCTTTTATTAGTGAGCCTACTTCAGAGACTCAAGATTTAAGAGATTATTTTTCACGTGAGCGAACAGTAAGGCAAGGAGTTTTTCCTGCAGGTGTTGGTAATATATTTTCAACAGGTATAGCGTTGGCTACTTTCAACGGTTGGTATCCTAATTTTCTAGCCCGTATGACTGGTGTGTTTGGTATGCGTTTCACGCTCAACATAACCGTAAGATGTTCACCTACTCCCTTCGCTCAGGGAATTAGTGTTTTGTCCTTTCAATATGGGGCTGATCCGACGGCTACATATACTTTTGACAGGACATCGTTTCCCTTTTCTTGTACGCAGACACCCCACGTGCGGTTGAATTTTGAGGAAACAAATGAAGTGACATTGTCAGTTCCGTTTTTATACCCGTTTGACTATTTTCCACTGCGGGACGGATCATCTGATGCCGTTCCTTATGGGCTGTTTTCACTCACGAACATCACTCCCGTACCTATAGCACCTAGTACAGCTGCAATTCCGTACAGGGTTTATGTTAGTTTGACAGATTTGGAGCTTATTGGGTCTACTTCTTGGGTTGACAATACCGTGCTGTTAAATAGTGGGATCACTAATGATGTACAATCAGTAGTAACCCGGGTTAAGCAAGCACACACGGTGGCTAAGAAGACTGCACGAGGTTTAGCAAAGGCTGATCAGGAGCTGCGAAAATCGAAGGTCATATCTTCCACACTGGGAACAGTGGGCAAGGGATTGAATTTCATTTCGCGAGTTCCAATCATAGGCAGTTTTGCTGGGACACCAGCATGGTTGGCTAACACCCTTGCCGGAACCGCAGCTGCGTTTGGTTATGCAGCCCCTGCCATAGAGGAGGCAGTCCAATTGAAACTGGACAGGCACACCCTTGATCCTGCCCATATAGATGTCCC